ATGCAAGTATGCCTCTTTACGTTCCTGTCTTGGTGATTTGCAATACACCGGATGAGACACTTGAAAGGAATATAAGGGTTAATTCAGCTAAAAAGTTAATATGGCTCAAGTCAGAGCCAGAACATGATGGCGAAGCTGTAATAGTTGGTGGCGGACCATCACTCAAAGATTCGATAGAAGACATACGCGAATATCAAATGCACGGTGGAACCGTATTCGCTATGAATGCAGCAAGCCAATATCTCAGAGAGCATGGAATAGTGGTTGAGTATCAATGCATTATAGATGCAAAAGAGGAAACGGCAGGACTTGTCGATGAGCTAGCGATAGATCATCTTTTTGGCTCTCAAGTTGATCCGAAAACAATGGATTCTGTTGCTTCACCAATAGTCTGGCATTTGGATATCGGTGATATAGAGCAGTATTTCCCTGAAGATCGAATAAAGAAAGGGGGCTATGTTCTATTGGGCGGTGGTGCTGCGGTTGGGAATTCATCTATGTGCGCTGCCTATGCACTAGGATTTAGAAAGCTTCATATATTTGGGCTGGATTCATGCCATAAGGATGGCGAATCACATGCTTATTCTCAAGACATGAATATGTTCATCCCAACCATTGATGTTGAATGGGCTGGCAAGAAATATACTTCATCTGTTGCCATGAAGGCTCAAGCCGAGAAGTTTCAACTTACAGCAAGCAGCTTAAAAGATATGGGATGTGAAATCACAGTGTATGGAGATGGTCTCTTGCAGACCATGTACAACACCGATTACGAGCATCTCACAGAGCAAGAAAAATATCAGTATATGTGGCAGTTTGACTGTTATCGGGACTGCGCTCCTGGCGAACATATGGTTGATTTCTTCATCCAAACATTCGAACCGAATGGCCTTATTATTGACTACGGCTGCGGAACAGGAAGATCAAGCGTTAAATTAGCAGAGAAAGGCTTAAATGTCTTGTTGGTGGATTTTGCCGATAATTGTAGGGATGAAGAGGCGCTTTCTCTGCCATTCCTTAAGTGGGATCTGAAGAATAAACCCCCAATAGCGTCAGAGTATGGATACTGTACTGATGTAATGGAACATCTTCCGACAGATCTAGTAGAAGGGGTTATCAGAAATATCATGGAATCCTCGGATAAAGTGTTTTTTCAGATAAGCACTGTGCATGATCATTTTGGAGACGCGCTACATACAGATCTGCATTTAACGGTAAAGCCGTATGAATGGTGGCGAAGCCAATTTATCTCAAACGGATATGAGATTGAATGGGCAGATGATCAAGAAACAGCCGCATTATTTTATGTAACTAATCCAGACAGGAGAGAGACATGTCAGTAGGTGAAATTTTAGAGCGCGACGAAAACCGTCCGGCATATGTTCGATTTGAGCGACGCGCAGTAACTGATAGTGAGAGGACATTATCAGAGGGGCATCATGTAGCAAAGGATGAAGATTACGCGCTAATCACTCCGCCATATTCAAAGGATGTTGTAGTGAAAAAGGTAGCGGCATGGTTCGTCTCGGTTGAGAAGAATGTGCGTGCGGGCCGCATTCCACAGAAACATCTAGACTTGTGGAAAGAGTCTTATAGTCGATGGCAGAACGGACAGGAACCGCCAGTAGATGGGACCCCCATAAAGGACTGGAGTTCTATTTCTCCAGCACAATGCAAAAATCTTCTGAATGCAGGGTGCAGGTCTGTTGAAGACCTTGCGCAAGCTAATGATGAAGCAATGCGGCGTCTTGGGATGGGAGCCAATGAACTGAAGAACAAGGCTAAGGCTTGGTTACAGGCGGCTAAGGATCATGGCCCGCTTACAATGCAGATAGCGTCTCTTGAGAAGCAAAACGAGCAATTGAAAGGGACCATTGACTCTCTGCAGGATCAGATTAAACGTTTTGAGATTCGGATGGATGCTCAGAGCGAAGAGGCGGGTAGTCAACCCTCCACAGAGAATACAATTAATGAACGCGAAATCCTTGATAATGCTGTTAAAAGAGACGCTTTCTTTGATACCCCTACCAAGTCTCCAGTAGAACGCTATCATGAAACAGAGGAATTACCAGTTTATGACGAAAAGGACAGAGCGAGGGACCTTGCTGGCATGTATTTTCAGAAATTCGGTAAGAAACCACATCACTTAATGAAAGAAGCAACAATCCTCAAGAAGCTACAGGAATAAGCTATGAGCCTGCTAACTACTGTTCAAAGATTTTGTCGTAGAACCAATATCACAGTTCCAACCGTTGTTATTACTTCGACAGATCCACAAATTACCCAGATTTATTCATTGCTTGAAGAAGAGGGTAATGATTTATCGGGGCGCGGTAGTTGGCAGGGATTAACCTTGGAGGCCACGCATACAACAATAGCTGAAGAGTCTCAAGGATTCATTGCAGATATAGCCGATGACGGATTCAGGTATATCAAGAACGATACCATATGGGACAGAACTGAAAATCTCCCAGTATTGGTTATTGATGGTCCTGATTGGCAAGCTGAAAAAGGCTTCGCTAATACGGCCCCTCGCTATATGGCAAGGATCAGAACTGGCGAGTTACTTGTCACACCAACTGCTGTAGCAGGGAACACATGGGCTTTTGAATATGTCACATGGAACTGGATAAATTGTGGTAGGCAGCAATATTTCACCAAAGATACTGACACCATAGATTTGCCTGAACCTATCATCCAGATGGGCTTGAGGTGGCGATGGAAGAAAGAAAAAGGGTTCGAGTATGCTGAAGATTTCAGGACATATGAGAAGCTGGTAGAAAATGCGCTATCAAGGCAAGGGCTGCAGAAAGTCTTGCATCAGGATAATAGGGAACATCAATCCTCGCCTAAAATAATAATCAACCAAGGATTCTGGCCACTGCCGTGAGACAAGCAATACGAACAAAAGCCCCTCGCGGTCAAATTGTTGATGTTTATAGTACTCCGGCCCCTGTTGGTGGTTGGAATGCTAGGGATGCTCTGGCAAATATGCCAGAAACTGATGCAAGAAAGCTTCTCAATTGGTTTCCGACAACATCAGATGTAAGGCTGCGAGGTGGTAGAGAAGAGTATGCATCTGATATTAACGGGCTTGTAAAAACATTAGCGGTTTATAATAAGATGGACGGGAATAGTGAAATGTTCGCTGTTTCTGATAACGATGTTTACGATGTATCGTCTTCAGGTGTTGCAGCAGCTCAATCAGCAACTGTAACCGATGGCGAGTTTCAATATACCAACTTTGGCGATGGTACGACCAACTGGCTTATCATGGTCAATGGTGTCGACAAACCTCTATATTACAATGGTTCTGTATGGTTATCTGTTGATGCAATAACAAGTCCTGCACTAATAGGATTGACTTCAACAGATATAATCAATGTGAGTCAATATAAAGGAAGGCTTGTCTTTGTTGAAAAGGACTCATTGTCATTCTGGTATCCATCGGCTAATGCAGCTGGTGGTAATTTACTAGAATTCGATCTTTCCTCATTATGCAGGAAAGGCGGTTATTTGATGTGGACAGCAACATGGTCTTTTGACTCTGGTGATGGGCCAGATGATGCCTTGGTGTGTATGACATCTGAGGGAGAGGTGATTGTCTATCGTGGTACTGATCCTTCTACAGCTTCAGAATGGACCCTGACCGGCGTTTATTTTGTTGGTAAGCCATTAGGGCGCAGAAGCCATGTTAAATTTGGCGGTGACTTGATTGCCATTATTCAAAATGGCGCGTTCCCGCTATCGACTGCACTGCAGTCTGCTCAGATCGATACGACCTTTGCACTAACAAATAAGATTGAAGACGCTTTCAATGAAGTTGCCGACTCGTATGGTGATAATTTCGGCTGGGAAGCAACATTATATCCAGCTGAAGAAGCCTTAATATTCAATATCCCGATAGTAGAAGGTGGAGAGCATAAGCAATATGTAATGAACACTATCACTAAATCCTGGTGTGAATTTGATTCTTGGGATGGTGAATGCTTTGTTGAATACAAGAAGGAACTGTATTTCGGTTTTGAAGCCGGGGTAAGAAAAGCCTGGACAGGAACGAGTGATAGCGGGAATCAGATAGTCGCTTTAGGGAAACCAGCATTTAATTATTTTGGAAATACCTCACAACAGAAGAGATTTAATTTTTTCCGCCCGCTTCTTCGCGTGAATGGCAGCATTACGTATTTCGCTGGCCTGGATGTAGATTTCACGGATGAGGAGATAACAGGTACAAGCACGTATACAGCGCCAGAGGCTTCATTGTGGGATACAGCTGTATGGGATGCCTCATTATGGTCAGGCGCCCTATTAGTAGTCAGGCAATGGTCATCGCCAAACAATAATGTTGGATATAGCGCATCAGGCGGTATTAGAGTTGAAACAGACAGCTATACCATTAAATGGATTTCATGTGATTATGTGTATGAGCGAGGCGGAATTCTATGAGAATAGTTCCTGCTACTGAGGAGCATATTCAATGGATTGTCAAGAAGATTAACCACTTACGAATAAGTGATTCCAAAGGTATATCAGCAATATCTGATAAAGGTGAGTTATATTGCGTTTGTTTGATGGATCTATGGACACCTGGAAGTGTTCAGGTCCATATCGCCATAGATAACCCGCTTGGATTGAAGAACTACACATTTCTCTATGAAGTATTCGATTATATTTTCAATGTCGGCGACAGACAAACAGCAATAGGTTTTGTCAGTAGCGAGAATGTAAAAGCACTAAAGTTCGATAAGAAAATAGGCTTTAGAGAAATAGCCAGGATAAAGGATGGGACTAGGAAAAATGTGGATACGGTTATTTTGGAGTTGCACAGAGATGATTGCAAATGGATCAAACGTAAAGAAGAGGCCGCATAATGAGCAAACCTAACGCTCCACCACCACCGGATTATAAGGGTGCTGCAGAAGCAACAGCCGCAGCTGATCTGGAAATGGCCAGAATGCAGACACTGGCAAATCGACCTGATGAATTTACGCCGTATGGTTCCAGAACTTGGCAGCAAGGTTCTGGAGAGACATTCGACGAAGCAGGTTATCAGTCTGCTCTCGATGCTTATCAGCGCGGGCTTACCACGCCAACTGAATCGTCATATAGGGGCGGGGCCTATATTGGTAATCTAAATCCAAGGATGATTACCACTAAATCTCAAGCTCCTGCAGTTGCGCCAACAAGGGAAGCATTCACAACAGTAAGTGATCCTGATAAATGGACAGCGACAACAGCGCTTACTCCTGAAGCTCAAAGAGGCTTTGAAGCTACACAAAGGATGCAAACCGGTCTTGCAGAACTTGGTGAGCAAGGTGTAAGCCAGATGGGAGATATCTTCTCTACGCCCTTCTCAGTCAGCGGTGAAGTACCTCAATATCAAGGTCCGGCAGGCGATATTCCTCAATATCAAGGCCCAGAAGGCGCTATGCCTACCTATGGAGCACATAGGCAAGGTGTTACTAACGCTATGATGTCACGAATTAATGATCAAAGAGCACGTGACGAAGAATCAAAACGATCCGCGCTTGTATCCCAAGGGATACCTGTTGGAAGTGAAGCCTATTCCAGAGAAATGGACAGATTGGACCGTCAACAAACTGACGCAAGGCAGCAGGCTGAAATTGCTGCTGAGCAAATGGCAGGGATGGGTTATTCATCGGCTTTACAAGGTCGAGGGATGCAGAATCAGGAAGCTTTAAATGCCTATAACGCTGCAATGGGAGGGAGGCGACTAGGAAGCCAAGAGTCAATGGCAGATTATACAACTGGAATGGATACTAGGCGGCAAGGTATCCAAGAAGCACTATTAGCCAGGCAGACCCCAATCAATGAAATGAGCGCTTTTAGAACAGGCTCTCAAGTGGGTATGCCTCAGTTCCAAGCATATGGTCAACAGCAATTCACTGGCGGGCCAGATTATGCGGGCGCTGCACAACGTCAAGGTGCATACGATATGGCAGGATATAACGCAGATGTTGCTCAACAGAATGCCATGTATGGTGGATTAGCGGGGCTTGGCGCTGCTGGGATTACTGCTTTTTCTGACAAACGCCTCAAGAAGAATATTGAAAGGATTGGGACAAGTATTATGGGCTTCCCTGTTTATGCATTTGACTATATCTGGGGTGGTGATAGGCAGATAGGTGTTATGGCTCAAGACGTAGTTAAGGTGATGCCAGATGCAATTTCGACTGTAGACGGTTATATGGCTGTGGATTATGGGATGATTAAATAATGCCTAGATACAAAGGAACACCATTAGAGTCAGACTGGAATCGGTTACAGAAGCGAAGAGCAGTTATGGATGCAATAACACAGCAATCCATGGCTCCATACGGAGGTACTGAGCGCGTTTCAGGCCGTGCTGTGCCGTATAGCTGGGGGACTGGTGTTGGGCAGCTAGGGAAGGCTCTTATTGGTAAATATGGTGAAAAGAAAGTAGCGGAAGAGGAAAAGGCATTAGGGCAGCAATATTCTGAACAGCGCCAGAAAGCTATGGATCGTGTGATTGGTGCACTTCAAGGAACGCCTGAAAAGCCCTATGAATTATCTCCAGAAGAGCAATTTGAGGGCGAGCAAATCCCAGGTCTGAAAACAGCTGCAGTTGCGCCAGATCCACAACGCGCAGCCTTGACGCTGGGTACAGATCCATACTTACAAGAAACTGACTTAGCCAAAAGAATGCTTATGAATCAGGCAGCTGGTGCATCTGGAGGTTATCCTTCTTATGAACCAATAAGTACACCACAAGGAATAAGAGTCTTTGACAGGCGAGGAGGAGGGTTTTTAACTCAGGAAGAAGTTGTTCGCAGATCAAAAGATGATGTACAGCTGCAGGCCGCGTTAGCAGGCGCTAAATCAGGCGCTAAAACACAAGCTCAGATGGACGTAGAACTAGGCATGAAGCCTCAGATTGCAGCTGCAACAGATTTAGCCGAACGAGAAGCAGAAAAGGTTATAACAAGGCCCAAAGTTGAATCAAGTCTTTCAACTGGAGAGGCGAAAACAGACTTGCTTGGCGATCAAATAGATAAAGCAAAGTCGCAATCATCTGGCTGGACTACAGGAATTGCTGGAGCCTTAACGAAGGGAATCCCTGGCACACCAGCTCACAACCTAGCAAGCACATTGGACACAATTAGAGGCAATATCGGTTTTGATAAATTAGCGGAAATGAAAGCTAATTCGCCAACTGGCGGCGCTTTAGGGCAGGTCTCTGATTTTGAGAATAGATTACTACAAACCCTGTGGGGTAATTTAGAGCAGTCGCAAACTAGAGAGCAGTTTGAAGAAAACCTGGATCTTGTAAAGCAACAGGCAGAGCAGAGCTGGGATCGAGTTAAAACGGCTTATGAACAAGATTACGGCAAACCCTATGAAGAGGCTAAAGAGCAAGGTGGAGCTCAACCTGAAGGGGTTTCGCCTGAATTATGGGACATCATGACACCTGAAGAAAGAGCGGCATGGCAATGACAAAGGAACAGGCATTAGCTCTTGCTAGTGCAAGGTTACGGCTGAATCAGAAAGCTGAGCCTGCACCAGAAGCTCCTCAGCAAGCGCCAGAAGCCCCTCAGCAGCCAGAAGCAGATCAACCAGCAGAGACCTATTCTGGCTGGGTAAAAGGTCTCAGAGACCCTGTAGACGCGCTGTCACAGATGCTTTACGAGTCAATTCCTGAAGACGTTAAAAAGTCCGGTGATGCGCTTAATAACTGGATTGCTGAGAAAACAGGGTTGCTAGAACCCATACCAGAAGGCGGATTTGGGGAACAGCTACGCCAACAGGAGGAAACCTACCAAGCTGGTCGTCAGGCAGAAGGTGATGAGGGGATCGATTGGGACAGGATCGGGGGTAACGTACTTTCGACAGCAGTTCCTGGTGTTGGTGCAGCAAGAGCTGTTGCGCCAGCGAGCACATTAGGAAAGATTGCAACAGGCGTAGGTACGGGGGCTGCTTATGGCACACTTAC